CAAAAGATGGTATATCGCATTGTCAAATATAAATTTCGATTTATTTTATATTTGATTGTTTTCATTTAATATTTATTTATTGCCTTTCCATCGAATGCAACAAGCCACGGCTGCTTTTACGGCAGCCGTTTTCTTTTGTTTGTTTTCGTTAAGCTGTTTGATAGCGCATTTTTTCGAACGGCTTTTGTGTTTTATGGATGTAGTAGGCGATTTTGGCAAGTTTACGCATCAAAGCAACTATGACAACCATTTTAGGCTTATGAGATAAGTTTTGAACTAACTTAGGAAAGGCTTTAATGCGATAGGCGACAAGCGCGGGCATAAACAAGGCGCGTTTAAGCCGGCGGTGACCATAGCGGCTTAATCTGCCTTTTTTATTGACGCTGGTTCCTGATTGTTCAATTAGCGGACTTAATCCGGCGAATGATACGAATTGGTTAGCCGTCTTAAATTGTTTGTCTGTGAGATGACGGAGCAAGATTGCGGCGGTATCTTTGCCTATACCGGGAATTGTTTGCAGATTTTTGTAATGCGTATTCAGGCTATCTTGTTGCTGAATCATCAGGTCTATTCGCTTGGCCGTTTGGTCTATCTGTTTGGCCAAGAGCAATATGATTTCTTCGTGTGTGGCACGAATAAAGGTATCTTTTGCGGCGTGCAGTCTGTTTTGACTTTCGTTTTGCTGTTGTTTGAGTTGCTGGAGCAGGCTTATCAGTTTATACAGGGTTGGGTTTTCAGACGGCTTGAACGGTGTAAGTTTATCTAAATGGCGTTTTGTGTATTCTGCTATGAGCCTTGAATCGGCTCTATCGGTTTTTGTGTGGCTAAACTGGCTTTTTGAGTAGTCTTTAATTTTCAGAGGATTTATAACGAAGACTTGATAAATTGCACTGAAATAGTCAGCAGCTTCTTCGTAATAAATGCCAGTTGCTTCCATGCTAATACTTATTTTGCGGATACGTTTTGATCGTATCCAGTCATTTAGTTTTTCGAAGCCTTCGCAAGCGTTAGCTATTTTAATATAGTCTGATTGGCCGCTAGTTCTAAGCAAAGTTACGTCTATGGTATCTTTGGAAATATCGAATCCTATTACATTCATTGCATTTTCCTTATGATTCAGCCTGTTTGCACGGCTATGATGGTATTCAATCTTTAGGATAAGTGGGCGATTCGGCATTTCTTTTGTCCAGCTTTTTACTTTGGCCGTTTTACTGCCTAAACCGCCCAGGCTTTTGTTTTGCGCTAAACAAAAACCCGCAAACCGTCTTTTTTAAAACGGTTTGCGGGTTTTGGCTTTGGCATTTTATTGCGTCCGGTTGAGCTGATTTTTGTCTGTTTTTGAATTTTTAGGTGTCTCCGGAAGACATAAAATTGCTTAAACTCAAAAAAGCGGGAGTTCCCGCACCCCGTGGCTGCTTTTTACCGTGTTGATTACGCCTTTTGTGCTTCATCAACACGGTAAAAAGCAGCTCAATTAATTAGTGCCAACAATACCGCCGCGCTGTTGGAATTGCGATCCTGCTTCGACATAGCCGTCATACATCAAATTCTGTGGCGATTTGCCGCCCATTGTCAGTATTTGGTTTGATTCTGTCGTCGTCGGCGGGATTTGCGGTGCAAGCGCTGCCTGTGCTGTCGTGCTTGGGTCTTTGTAAGGATTAAATGGCATTCCGTTTTTGACGTAGTCTTTACACATTGCCTTAGTCACTTCTTTCAGAGCCGTGCCTTGGTCGCTATAACAGGTACAACCACTTTTACCGCCATCTATACAGGCGGCCAAGCGTTCAAAGGTTTTAACTTGGCGCACGCTGTCGTAAAGCGGTTTGGATTCGGGTTTTTCTGCCAACTTGGGGATAAAGTCTGTCGGGTTTAGGCTGTTATCAATTTTGGCCGTTGGCTCGGTTGATTCCGTTGGTAATTCCATTTGCGGCTGACTGGCTGCTGCTTCCTGTGGTTCGACCTGTTCTTGTTGGCCAGTGCCTTGCTTATAAATTTGATAAACGTTGTAGCCTTTCCAAGCCATGAAAGCAAATATACCTATCAAAGCCCAAACAGCAAGCGGAATATTCTTTTTAAACTTCTGATGTTGGCTTGAGGATTTGTAATACTTGAAGGCATCTTTAGGCGGTTTCCAGCTCGCAGATTCAACACCTGTTACACCGGCGGGATTATCAAGGGTCGTTACACACTTATACCAAGAATACTGCTTCATACCCACGGCTTTGCGTTCAAGATGGGTATGTTTTGACACGAGATTGCGTACAAATACGTCAAGCTGGCTAGGGTGCTGGGTCATCAAGATAACCGTATGGCCGTGATGACGGAGTTCGGTTAATTCTTGGATATAGGGCGGAACGGGGCGACCTGATGCGCGCACAGGATAGGTATAGTGTGCTTCATCAACAATCAATACGGCGCCTTGCGGAATAATATCGCGCAACGGTGCAGACATGATTTCTTCTTCAGTAAGTTCATGCGCGTTAAATTTACGTTTATCCAAGCCGTCTATATGGCAGAAATAGAGCGGGCGGTCTACTTCAGTGCCATCTTCAAGCTTCATCTTAAACAAACCGTCTTCGTTGTTCAGAATCATGGACACGACGCGCGAAGTCTTGCCCGTACCCATGTTGCCGGTGAAAAGATAAATCATAAATTACCCCGCGGGAGAAACGAAAGTCAGTTTATTCAAGGCAGCCATGCCGATATAAAAAGAGAATGCGCCAAACAAATAACCCAAACCTTCACCAAAACCGCCAATTAACAGCAAATTGAGAATATCAGAAGGCATGGAGTTAAAAGCATTTAAGGTGTATTCCTTGAATTTACCCAATGCGATTACATAACCGGCGTAGGTAACAAAAGTTAAGCCGGTGGCAATAATCATGCGGACAATCAGCATTTTTAACAGGATTCCCAAAAGAGGAATCAATCCGGCGAGCAGCGGCATATTATCCCTTTCTTAAAGAGCCGAAAACGATAAAGGCGGACATGATAATGAATCCGAGTAAAACAGCAAAACGGATATTTTGCATAAATACGCAGAGCGGTTCGTAGCTGATTTGTACCGGTCTGCCCCAAATGTTGAAGCTTTTGGGTTGAGGACAAACGCCGTTTGGCGGTAGGAAGTTGTCGGTATTCCACGTAGTATCATCAGTTATATGGGGTATTGTAATGCTGTCAAACATACCTTCTTCGGGCTTGCCCATTTTGTCGCATGCCAAGATGTTCGGAAATACTTCGCACAACAGCCCGCCATCTTGCTTTGGTTTGTCATCCTCTTTCGGCTTGTCGTCGGGTTTTGGATCGTCTTTGCCGTCTGGGGTATTACTTGGATCAGGTTTGTCTTTACCGCTTGGACTGCCGTCGGGGTCTGGTTTTGTTTTATCGGACGGACTGCCGTCAGGCGTTGGGTCGGGTTGCGAACCTGGCTTTCCGTCGGGATTTGGGTCGGGTTGTGAACCTGGCTTGCCATTTTCGCCCGGTGTCGGGGTTGGGTTGTTTTTTGGCGCGGCAGGACTGCCCGGTGTGAGGTCGGGGCGCGGGGTTGTGGTGACGGTTGCGGTTGTGTTGCCGTCCGCGCCTGTTGTGAAGCTGATGGTTATTTGGAAGGGTCTGCCGTCTTGTCCTGTCGCCGGGCCAAGGGTTACTGATGTTCCGGGGGCAACTTGGACACCTTCGCTATAATCAGGACGCCCGGCGCCTTCCACAAACGGCGTCGGATTGCGGTCGATTGCGGGTGTGGCGATTTCGAGGAATTTTTCAGGGGTGAGGACTTCGGATTGTCGGTTTTGCAAACGTTCGAAAATTATCGGGGTTCTTTCATCGACTTTTTTTCAACACTGCAACGGGCATTGATTGATCCAATTTTGCATTCTTTGAAAATATAGCCGTCGTACCAATGATCGCGGGATTTGAGTTGCTCGAAATATTTACGCGCTTCGCGTTCTGTTCTGCTTTTCAACAAAAATTCGGCTTCTTTTTGGCTTTGTCCGCCTTTTTCAAAAGCTCGTACTAAGGACGAATCCAGTGGCAGACAGTTTGAGTAAACCTTTTTGTCCCCTTGCCAAGTCACAATACATAGGGCGTCATCATAGGTTTTTAGGAATGTTCCGCTTTCGTCTGCTATGTAGCCTTCTGACTCTAGATCGCCTTTGACGGCTTTATAGGCTTCGTAGGCGAGCAGTGCGCCGCCTATGTAGAGATTGCCTCGACTGGAGGCTGCTATTCTTGCGCCTTGAGTGACTAGACCGTAGGCTCTGGATAGGACTGTTGGGCGGGAGACGGTTGCTACAACGGTTGCGCCGATTCGGGCAGCCGATGAAGCTCCGGTAGAAGAATGAAATATTTCAGCAGATACTGATTGTTTTGATACATATTTTTCAAAGTGTGGAGTATAGCTTCTATTGATTAAATTCCTAAAACCATCATCAACTTTAGCATTTACACCATTTCCCATTTGAAAATTTGTCTGTGCAGCAAAAACACTACTCGAACAAAGAATTAAAGCACTCAATATCAGCGCTGAATACTTTTGATGAAAGAATGTCATTTCCTGAACCAATCTTATATACAGCTATGCTGTAATCAGGAAACCTAATTTCCAAATAAGCCCCTAAAAACCTATGCGAAAAATTCCTGGATAAAGCATAGAAATCAGAACCGGCAACACGCGAATTTTGTGCAATCAAATCACAATAAATATAAGCCATAGACATCCCGTAATATTCGTCTAATTGGTTATATTTACGTTTTGCCAAATACTCTTCATTAATATTCAAATTCAACATAAAAATCCTAACTTTCGTAACGGTTGCAGAAAGTTGGGATTTTGCCATTATCCTAATCAGGTATCAATCCTTGAATAAAATCGCTCCTATTAAAACAGGTACAGCCAGTCCCAAATAGAAATAAAAGTCCATCATCTCAAGACCCTTTTTAGGACGGATACGAAATACACAGCCGCCATCACGCCGAATAAAAGCCAGCCTGTTTCCAAACCGCTTTTGAGGTTTTCGCCTGGATCGCATTTGGGCAAATCTGCTTTAATCGGCTCTCCGTTCAGTTTCCATAATGTGCCGTTGTACTCTGGTTTGATGATTTTGCCATCTTGGGTTATTTGAGGTACTACCAAGCTGAAATAGACGTTTTCAGCTTGGCTTTGCTCAAGACATTTATTCCCGACTTGGTAGTACATCTTAATTACCTGTTATCGCAACAAGCGTTTCACGATGGCAATGACGAACAGGGCGGCAAATACGCCGACTACCAACCAGCCTGCTTCAAGGCCGTCGGCTTTCGCTGAATCAATACCTGTTTTTGCGGCTTCGGGCAAAGCGGCATAGGCAGATGTGGCCAGAGCCAAGGGAGCGGCAGCAACTACTGCCAGTTTTGCGCCGTATTTACGGCAAGTGTTCATCAATTTCATGATGTTTTCCTTTAGTGAGTTAAACAAAATTAAATAGGTGCTTTTGCTATTATTCAGACCGCACCTGTAGCCTGAATTAAAATTCTGATAAAAAGCTGAAGACAATAAAGTTATCCCCGATTTCTTCTAAAGCAGTTTCTACCGCTTCGTTTCGGTCGTAGAAATAACCGGCTTCATTGACAAACGGTGTATGCCCGACATCACCCGTATCAGACGGATAAAGGAAGTCGCCCGTTTCCCGTGACTGAACAATGTAAACGCGGGTAATTGTCATGTTTTAGCCTTTGTTTGGGGTTTTAGGCTGAAAACCTAAAATTTTGAGTTTTTGGCTTTTGCCGTTGGTAACCAATTCAACCGTCAAAGAGGCTTCAAAAGGGAATGACAGACTTTTGAACTGTTCGAAATTCACGGAGCCGCCGTAGTCGTATTCGGTAGCCGAGCTGCCTAATGCGTTGCCTTGGCTGCTGTCCAGCGGTGTAGACACGATGACGCGGCAATAATCAAAAGTTTTGCCGTCAATTTGGCCGTTAAAGCGTTTAACGCCCATGATTTGGCCTTGAATTTGCATTTGCATGATGTGTTTCCTTATCCAATACACTGCACTTGTAGGCGGCAGCGTTTTGCCTTTTAAAATCTATATGCGTATCGGTCGTACATAAGATTCAGATAATCTTCTTCGTGCTTGGCTTCGATGAGCTTCGTCATTTTGTTTTTTGTTCGATGGCCATTTCAAGTAAAACTTGGGCAGATTCGTTAAGCCATAAACTGCCTTCGGGTTTGTCATGTATGGCCGTTGCATGGTTTTCAGTACATGAATACACTTCGAGGCTTAAGCGTTTTGGCAATAAGTCATGGTCGGCTTCGAACATGGCCAGTATTTCCGAACGGTCTTTATGTGGAAACATGGATTTGGCGGCATTGATGGCGCGCCCGACTTGGTTTTTGGCTACTTCGATGCAGCGTTCAAAAGTCAATTCAAGATTCTTTTTCACTGCTTCGATGCGTTTGGCTTTCTCTTGAAATTGGGCGCATACAGGGTATGCCCCGCCGAAATACTCACCCGGAACTGTCAATACTTCGAACGGAATCACAATATCCTTGGCTTTGAATTCAATTTCAAAACGCACCCACTGGCTTTCTTTGTCGCCAAGTTGCTTGCCTTTTTCGTAAACGCGAACGTATTTGGACGATTCACGGGAGCCTACATAGTAGGTTTTGCCCTTGCCGTTGTTTGATTCCCAATCCGTGCCGACTGATTCGCCATCGGGCATCATGTGATGGTTTGTGAACTTACCGGCGAGACGGTCGGCTTTGGCCTGCTCGGGCGTGTATTCGCCTTGAAAAAAGTCTTTGGCAATGTCGATACGGGTAATTTTGGGACGGACTGCCTGTAGGATGAAGTTATAAAGTCGTGATTCCCAACCGTCAGATGCTGCATTGCAACCTGTGGCCGTGACTTCAATCAGCATGGTATTGTTTTGCCCACCAAAATGGACGCGGCCATATTGGGCATTGTCTGTACCCATCAACCAGCATGAATCATAAAAACGACCACCCGAATGCTTGGCTTTTTCGGTAATACCGAAACCAAAAATATCGGCCAGAACCATAGATGCGCGGACGATGTATTCATCATCGGCAACCAATGGATAACCGGCGAGCAGTGAAAATGTATCTTCGTGGATTGAAAAACTGATTTGGTCGATGAATGCGGAATTGGCTTTACCACGACGCAAAGGAACTTCAATCAAA